GACTGCGCCAATGTCAAGAATGGGTTGCGATTGCAACCCTTCAATCTGTTTTTGCATCTCAGCCATCTGAGACACCAACGCTGAACAACAGTCAGTCAATACGTCAGGAACTGGTAAGGTAACAACGGGCGGCAACGTTTGCAATTCCTGATTGACCGCACGAAGCGCGGCGTCATAGGACGCAATCAAGGATATTGAGTCAGGGCCAACATCTACAACGTCAACAACCGCCGTGGCAATGTCGTTGAGCGACAGAAAAAACAAATACCACGCCCGGTCAATCAACCCGGTGCGCGGGTCAATCAACGGCACCCTGGGGGGTGTAATGGGCGTGGGCGTCGCGTTTGGGCTAGGCATTGGTCGGGCTAATGATTAACTCGGCCCCCATGATGGCCACTTTGACCGGATCAGTCATGGACAGCTCATAGACGCGGTCTCGCAGCTTGACGGTCATGCCCAGCCGCCGCCAAAACGTCCGATGGCCATACGCGCCAATTCGACCAAGCGGCGACCAATGCTCATTTGACCAAGTGTGGCCACCGTCATCTGACCAACGCAGCATGGCTTCGGGCTCGTAGCCTGGTGCGGCAGGATATGAATTGGTAACAATTTCATAGCCCGTAATGTCAGTGTCTGACAATTCGTATTGCCCAATCGGTTCAAAACCATCCCCTGCTTCGGTGGTCAATATGTCGCCTGATTGAGTGGCCAAATATGTTTGCACATACTGAGCCACAAGATTTAACCCCGACTCAGTGTCTATGTTTTCACTGGCGTATGCTGGGTATAGGTTTAACCCTACGCCCGTTTCGCAATCCAATTGCAAGCTGTGGTGGGCCGTGCGCTTGAGGTTGTTTTGACCCGTGGGCAGCGCCCGCCAAGTGCGCAGCCATTTCTGAATCTGGCCATTGTCGGCGTACACGTCAAGGTCAAAGGCGTAGATGTTGCCGTTTTCAAAGTCGCCAACAACAACCTCGTTGTTGAACGCCATTTGGCAGTTGCTACGGTGACGGGTAAACGCGCCGTCAACAAAGCCGGCTCGCTCATGCCAGGCTTGTGTGGCCGCGTCGTACACCCAAGTGGTGTTGGCCGTGGGGAAGATCAGCACGTAAAAGCTGTGGCCATCCTGTTGATAAGTGTACGCAATAGCGTCCGACATGTCGCTGTACTGTTGGATTTGCCACTCGACCGCATGGGTCGAGATGCGCTGGCCTTGATACCCGTTGGCCCGGTAGACGATACCTTGCCCCCGGCGATCCCGACCCAGCCAGAAAAGGCCGTTATCCATCTTGGCGATGGAGTAGGGGGCAGCGCAGCCAAGCTCGTTAAACGCGCCTTGGATGCGTTGCAGGGGGAAGTCTGTGGCGCCTGAGTCGTACCAGACCTCAATGGAGTTTGTACCAAAAGCCCAAACCTCGCGGAAGTTAGACACCACGGCCAGCAGGCCATCGGGCGACCCTTCAGTGCTGGCAAACTCAAGCGGGTCAATGGACGTGCCGTCCAAAAGGGTTGTGACCCACATCTTTTGGCTATTGGGTTCGTTAAACACAAAATAGCCGTCCAGATAGCAGACCGTCACCGCGCCAGGAAAGTCAGGGTCAGTGATCTGGCCAAAGGCGTTGGTGGTAGCGTTGTAGATGTAACTGGGGCCGTTGGCTGCAATGAACAATTGTGTGCCGTTGTCGGCCATGCTAACCGGCCCAGTACCGGCTACAGTGCCAATCAGCGTGGGCACGTAAGACGTGTTGATCTTGTAAAGTTGAGTGCCCGACACCACAAACGCTGTGGCGTCAGTGCTTGAGAACGCCCACAGGCCACGAACCGGGCCGTTGCCTACCGCCGACAAAAGCGTCAACCCTGGGCAGCGCTGCAAGAATGCAGGTTCTTTACCGCCCTCGGGGATAACTTCTGGAAACAGGTTGACCATGCGGGCATCCGCAGCGTTGACGCTGCGGGCCACATAAGTTGAGCCAAGAATCGGCGTTTTCATTACGCTACTACAGCACCACGAAATCCAACAACCCACCAGTCAGTGCCAGCAAACTGAAGAGTTACTGAATCGCCAACCGCGTTAAAAGTAATTGTGGTTCCGCTGCCAAGGTTAGTTGGAGTCAAAACACCAGTATCACCGCCAGCAGCTTCTGCAACATAAATGATTGTCTTGAGTTGGCCTTGTGCGCCGTCTGCAAGCGTCAGCGCGTTGCCAGTAGCAGTTGAAGTAAAAGCAGTGGCAAGACTTGTGATATTTACCGCACCTGGGCCACTCAATGCTTGAACTGCACCTGACGCGCCAGTGCCACCATTTGCTACTGGCAAAGCACCAGTTACCCCCGTTGTTAGCGGCAATCCCGTGCATGACGTAAGAGTTCCTGATGCCGGCGTACCAAGAATTGGAGTCACCAATGTGGGGGTGTTGGCAAATACATTTGCCCCCGTACCTGTTTCATCAGTTAGGGCTGCCAACAAGTTTGCACTTGATGGGGTTGTCAAAAATGTTGCTACACCTGTACCTAAATTAGATACGCCCGTTGCAATTGGCAAACCCGTGCAGTTGGCCAAAACGCCGCTGGCGGGCGTACCAAGCGCAGGCGCAACCAGCGTTGAATTGGTAAACAGCAATGCGTTGGTGACTTGTTTAGTCGTGCCCGATTGCACAATTGGCAAGACATCAGTAGTGGCCGCAGCAGTTGCTGCGGGGAGGGAAGTGATTGCAATGGTGGCCATGTTAGTAGTTTCCTGCGTAAATGTTAAAACGTTGACGGGTGGCGATCAGCGAATACGGCATTGACATGATGTCGTCAGGGTTGTTGATGCGTTTCAGGTTGCGTTTGCTGGTCATGGCAATGCGCTGCACTTGGGGGCTGGGCTCAACGCCAAACTCAGGCGCAAATTCCATGGCCAAGTTGTACACAAAAGCCCGTAGATACCCAGGTGGAAACAGAATGTTGGTCGCCAAATTGGCCGGCTGACTTAGTTCTTGCACGCTGATAAAATGGAACTCAAGCAGGCGTGTGGGGCGCGGGTAGATGTTGATCGTAACGTCTGGATAGGTCATGTTGACAAACATAACCTGGGGAAAGGTTGAGGTCACGGTCTTGACCGCAATCCCGTTGTATTGTTGCTGATTGATCAGCTTGAGGCCATACGACACCCCAGTGCCAGGGTCTTTGAAATATGTGGCGTCGTCCACCAAAACAGGCCGCACGGCAGTGCCGTTTAAGCGCACCAAGGAGCCGGTAGGGCCAAGGGTTTCTTCAATGGAGCCAACCGGCCAATTGACAATTTGGTCGATGGTACAGAAAACAGACAGACGCTCGGTGTTCCAAGAGTCAATCATCTGGTTGAGCGCCATTAGCGCGTCTTGAGACACTGACGCAGAAGGGGTTTCACCTTCGGCCAGCACGCCCAGCAGCCGCAGCGCCCGGTTGATCTGATCGGCAGCAGAGTAGGTGGCCATCTTTACGCTCCTTGTTCGACCGCCTCAACAGCCGGGCGGCCACGTCTACGTTTTACTTCCTGTGGAGCCGCCTCTTCAACAACATCAGGCGTGTCAAGAGTATATCGTGTCCAGCCATTTCTTTCATCGTTCTCGGCTTCAAGTTCCATCGATGCAATCTTTGCGCCGTGGACGGGGTGAGACATGTAAATGATAGGCATTATTCTTCCGTGGGTGTTGGTTCTGGCTCATCCAATCTACGAGCAAGCATTTGATAGGCGTTCAAAACCGCTTGAGCTTGAGTCAAAAAGGCTTGCGCCTTTTCAATCTCTTGCTCAAGCGATTGAATTTCCCCAATGAGAAACTCTTTGGTGATTACCATCAGGCAATCGAACTGACCATGATGTAGTAGGTCGTGCCGCCGCTAACCACGGGAATGGTATGGCTGACCACGGGCGAACCCACCTTAGCGCGGAACACACCAGTTGCACTGACCGCAGGCATCAAAGCAAAGTTGCCTACTTCGCCCGTGCCAGAGTTGGTCACGCGCAGAAAGGATGCATTGCTCCAAGTGCCGCCAGATGCAAAGTCAGAGTCCAGTTGCAAAGCCGCCAAGGTGCCGCCGGGGTTGGTGGACGTACCGCCAATGGTTGCACGAATGGCGTTGGCCGCGCCGCTGATGGTGCCGCCAGTGTTGACCGAGGTGCTGACGTGCGCGCCGTTGATGGTGCCGCCTGTAGCGCCGTTAGCGCCAGTTACGCGGGTCAAGAAACGAGCAGTTTCGCCAGAACCAGTCGAAGTAAAGGTCAGCCGGTTAAAGTTTAGGCGAGTGTCGCCCGACGTTGCCGAAGTGGTGGCATACGCGCCGTTGAGAACGCCAGCAGAAGTGATCGCAATTGGATCGTTAGCTGCGCCAACTTGAAACGAATCCAGTTGGGGATCGGCGTATGCAACGCCAATGGGTTTGTTATTTGCCATGATTAAATTCCTTTATCAGTTCCAAAAGGGAAAAATGGGGGCAAACGCCCCCATTAGGTTTAGGCCATTTTGTACACAGTGTACGCAGCGTCGCCGGTTTTACGGAACCGGAACACTGCGCTA